TTGAAAAAACACTTGCAAAAATCAAAAGATTATGTTATAATAAATACATAAGGAGGTGAAAAGATGAATAAAAAGAAGAAAAATGAGAAGAAAGGAGGAATAGAAAAAAAAGAGCTACTACAAATGATAATCTTAATACTCGAACTGCTGGTCGTAGTAATTGAGCTAATAAAGATAATCATAGAGTAATAGCTAAGCAGTTGAGGGATAACAACCCTCCCTGCTTAAACATTATATCAATTTTTATTCATTAAATCAATGAAAAATATATCAATTTTAACATTATCAATAATAGTATCAATACTTATATTAGTAAATTTTTACTTTAGAAACTTACTATTAGCTGTAATTATATTGATATTATGTATTTATAATTTAATTAGATGGATCAAGTTAAAAAATAAAAGGAGTTGATTATGGCATCTGGTGGAGCAAGAGAAGGAGCTGGAAGAAAAAAGTTAGATGCAAGTAAAAAGAAACTTAATAAAACTTTTAGAATTGATCCTCAGCTTTTCAAAGAAATAGAATTAAAATATCCAAATGAAAAATTTACAACTATAATAGAAAAGGCATTAATTGAATATTTAAAGAAAAATTAAAAAACTTTTAAAGGACACATCGTATGGTGTGTCTTTTTTATTTCAAGAGGTTAATTATGTTAATGAAGATATGTGGTAAGTGTGGAAAGAAAATAGGAATAAATGAAGTATGTAGCTGCACAAAGGAAAGGCATAAGATATATGATAGAGAGTACAGGAATAAAGACAATGCAGAGTTTTATCATAGTAAGGCTTGGAAGAGTATGACTGCACTATGTAAGTTAAAAGCTAATGGCTTAGACTTGTATGAGTTAGTTATAAATAATAACATAGTTAAAGGTACTCTCTCACATCATATAGATGAGTTAGAAGAGGATAGAAGCAAAGCATTAGATATTAATAACCTAATATGGATAAGTGATAAAACACATAGCTATATCCATTCAGAATATAATAAAAATTTAGAAAGTAAAAATAAAATGAAAGAAGTTTTATTTAATATAATTAAAAATTATTACAAGTAGGGGGGAGTCCAAAAAAGTTTTTGGTCTTTGGCTTGGATACCGCTTCCCCTCTTTTTTCTGGAGAAAATGCCAGAAATGAAATTTCAGTTTATGGAGGTGAAAAAATATGGCAGGAAGAAGTAGAAAAATTATTGATATAAGTTCAGGAAAAATTGGAAAAGAAAAAATAAAAGCTAGACAAGAACAAGAGAAAAAATTGAAAATAGATAGAGATAATTTAATTGCTCCTGGTTGGTTATCTAAAGCTGCAAAAGAAGAATTTGATAGAATTGTTTTTGAAGCAGGAAAAGTAAATATTTTAGATAATTTAGATTTAGGATTTTTAGCAATTTATTGCAATGCTTACAGTTGTTATATAGATGTTACAGAAAAAATTGCTTGTAATGGATTTTTAGGGAAAAGAACAACAGCAAATGATATTTATGAAACTGTCCATCCTCTTTTAGTGGTCCAGGAAAAATATGTAAAACAAATAATGCAATGCTCAACAAAATTAGGACTTGCAACTACAGATAGATTAAAATTAGTTGTACCAATTAGAGAAGAACCTGCTGAAAACAAATTTATAACTTTGTTAAAAACAAGAAAGCAAGGCTAATATGATAAAAGATAGGACAACAGCCTATGCAAAATTAGTTGTAAGTGGTAAAAAAATAGCAGGCAGAAAGGAGTATTTAGCATGTAAAAGACATTTAGATGATTTAAAAAATAAGAAATTAGAGTATAAATTTGATGTTGAAGAGGCAGAATTTGCTATAAAATTTGCAAATACATTAACATTAAAAGATGGAACTAATTTAAAAACAAGAGGTTTTCAAGAGTTTATAATAGGTTCATTACATGGATGGAAGAAAAAGAGAACAAAAGAAAGAAGATTTAGAGAGGCTTATTTGCAAGTGGGCAGAAGAAATGGGAAAAGTTTTCTATCAGGAGCAGAATCCACAATGTTTAGTACATTGTTAGGAAATAAAGATAGGATATTCTGTGCTGCAACTAAGCAAGACCAAGCCAATATTGTATGGGATGAAATAAGAAACTTTATAGAGTCTGATAGTGATCTAAGTGAGCTTTATAAAATAAAAGAACATGATAGAACTATAAAGAGCCTAGCAACTGGAACTGTTATAAGGTCAATAGGTAGAGATACCAAATCAATGGATGGTTTTGGAAATATTCTGGCCATATGTGATGAGCTACATGCACATCCAAATAATCAGATGTATAAATTGTTGTTAGATGGTCAAGCTGATGTTGAGAATGCTTTAACATTAGCTATTACTACAGCAGGTTTTAACTTAAATGGTTTCTGTTATGAACACTATAAATTTTGTGAAAAGATATTAGAGGGAGTTGTTGAAAAAGAAACTCTCTTTATTTTTATATGTGAAATGGATAAGGATGATGATATATGGGACTGGAAAAATTGGCTCAAATCTAATCCTTATTTTTTATTTGAAGAAGATGGTATTACACCAAATAAAAAGAAGATAGCTTTATACAGCCAAAAAGCAATAGATGCAAAAGAGAAGGGGGGAGATGAATTAACCAACTTCTTAACAAAGCAATTAAATATGTGGGTAACTGCAAAAGATGGGCAATATATAGATTTAAGTAAATTCAAAGAATGTGAAAGTGATTTGACACTTGAAGATATGAAAGAGGAAAGTGCTTATTTAGGTTTTGACCTTTCAAAAGGTGGAGATTTAACAAGTATAGCCTTAGTATTTCCATTAGAAAATAATCAAATATATATTTATAGCCATTCATTTATGCCAGAACTAAGATTATCAGAACATGAAAAAACTGATGATGTTCCATATAGGATATGGGTAAGAGAAGGACTTTTAACATTGACTACTGGAGCATTTGGAATAAAGACTGATTATAAGTTTATTGTTACTCACTTAAAAGAGATTATTGAAAAATATAATATTAAAATTTTAGAGTGTGGTTATGATGCTCACAATGCTGGAAGTTTTTTAAGTGATTTAGATTTTTTAGATTGTGATTTAACAGAAGTTAAACAATCTGCTAAAAGTTTAAATGATGCAACAGTGGATTTTGCTCTATCAGTTAAGGCAGTTCAAGTTTTATATGATAAGAGAAATAGTTTATTAAAATGGTCCATTGCTAATGCTACAACTGTTTCAAATAGTTTTGGAGAGATAAAAATTGATAAACAATCTCAAAAAAATAGAATAGATCCTGTTGATGCAATAATAGATGCTTGGAAGATTATGTTAATAAATAAAAAAGAAACAGTAAATAATGATGAAGCTGTTGAAGAATGGCTTGATTTAATCAATAAAAGGAGGTGAGAGAGTGAATATATTTAGAAAATTATTTAATAAAGGAGAGGAAAAAAAGCAGAAAACAGCAATTAATTCTATGAATTTTGGTGAATTTTTTGGAATAAATGTAGGTTCGGATTTATCAGAAGTAACATATTTCACTTGCTTAAAAGTATTATCTGAAAGTGTTGGAAAACTATCTTTACACTTGAAGGATAATGATAATAACAAAATATTAAATCATGAAGCATTACAAAAATTGAAATTTTCACCAAACCCATTCATGACTTCAACACCTATGATGACATTAATGGAGATGTGGAGAAACCATCATGGCAATGCTTATGCTTATCTAAGTTATGACAATAGAGGGCATTTAGTAGGTATTTATCCTTTACACCCTCAAAAAGTTAGAATATGGATAGATAATGCAAAAATATTCAGTGGTAAAGAAGATTTATATTATGAATATAACAAAGATGGGAAAATATATCTATTTCAAAAAGATGAGGTACTGCATTTAAAAGGTGGTTTAAGTAAAGATGGTATTGTAGGTATGTCAGTAAGAGAAACATTGGCTACAACATTAAATGGAGTAAAATCAAGCCAAAAGTATTTGAATAACTTATATAATAGAGGATTGACAGCTAAGGCTCTTCTAAGATACACAGGAGATTTAAACAAAGATTTACAAAAGAAAATGCTTGAAGCAATAGAAGAATTTATTAATACTGAAAATAACCCAACTGGAATACTACCATTGCCACCTGGAATGGATATTGTACCACTAGATTTAAAGTTGACTGATAGTCAATTTTTTGAATTAAAAAAATATAGTGCTTTACAAATAGCAGCAGCTTTTGGAGTAAAGCCAAATCATTTAAATGATTATGATAAGTCAAGTTATTCAAATTCAGAAATGCAAAACTTGACTTTTTATATTGATACTCTTTTATACATTTTGACACTTTATGAAGAGGAGTTTAACATAAAACTTCTTACAGAAAGTGAAAGATTGAAAGGTCTACATTTTGAATTTAATGTAGCAAGTATTTTAAAAGGGGATCTAAAAACACAAGCTGAATGTTTAACCAAGTATGTTCAAAGTGGAATATACACAATAAATGAAGCTAGAAAAAAGGCAGGACTTACTGCAATAGATGGAGGTGATGTAATTGTAATGAATGGAAGTTATGTGCCATTAGAAAAATTAGGAATAGCTTATGAAAAAGGAGGTGTTGAAAGTGAGTAAAAATAAGTGGTTAGAAATAAAAAACCAAATAGAAATTACTGAAATTTATATCAATGGAGATATAGAAAGTGATTCAGAAAATGATGGTTTTTTAGAAGAAGTATGGGGAATAAAAGATA